GCCCTGCAGAAACTCCTGTCAAGCCCTGTCGAGCTTGGGCAGAAGTTCGCGGGAGGTCTGGCCGGGGTTGCGTGGGACGAGTTGACTGAAGCTGACAAGCGTCAGATGACTGACCTTGCCATCGAGATGAACGTCCCGATTGCTCAGTTCAAGGCAGGCATGAGACAGCCTGGCGCTGCATCCCCCGCGCCGTCTCCGTCCCCCTCTCCTTCCCCGTCCCCCGCGCCGTCTTCGACTCCCGGAGTCGGCCCACGAGGACTAGCGGACTACGCTGTATCCAGTGGCCTTATCAAAAGGGCAATGGGAGGCGAGGTCACAAGCCCGTGGGCCTCGGACCTTGAGCAGTTGACCAAGGGATGGGATCAAAAGCAGCAGTCTTTGGAAGATAAGTTTTCTCAGATGACGAATGACCAGTTCATTCAACAGGCGGACGCAAGCTCGTCGCAGGCTGCTCCCGGCGAGGCGAAAAAGGATTACACTGACTTAATGTCACCGACGCCTAACGCCATGGCGTCGGCGGGCATTAACTCGTTCATCAAGAGCTACGGATAACCCAATGCCTATAGACAAAGCACTGAATCCTGCGCCTTCACTCGAAATTATCGCGGTGACGGACGAGGAACCCGATATTGAGATCGTGATTGACCCTGACGGGGGCGCGACGATTGAGATAGGGTCCTCGGACCAAGGACCAAGGGACTTTTACGAGAACCTTTCCGAGGTGGTAGACCCTTCAGTGCTGTCCAGGATTGCGTTGGACTTGCTGGATCTGTACGAATCGGACAAGGCTAGCCGGGGAGATTGGGAGACCCAGTACACGAAGGGCCTTGAGCTGTTGGGCTTGAAGATGGAAGAGCGTACAAAGCCCTTCCGTGGAGCCTCGGGTGCCGCGCATCCCATGCTCACAGAGGCGATTGTGCAGTTTCAGGCGCAGGCATTTAAGGAATTGATGCCCGCTGGAGGCCCTGTCAGGACGCAGATTGTCGGCAAAGAGACCTTGGACAAGGTCCAGCAGGCCGCTCGCGTTCAAGATTTCATGAACTATCAGATCACAACGGTGATGGCTGAGTACACACCGGAGATGGACCAGGCGCTTTTCTACCTGGGCTACGGTGGATCTGTGTTCAAGAAGACGTATTTCGACGCCACGCGCGGTCGGATGGTCAGTAAATTGGTCTTGGCGGATGATTTGATCATCCCGTACAACGGTTCGAGCGTGATAAGTGAGTGCCCCCGCATCACTCATCGCATTGCGATGTACGAAAACGACTTCAAGAAGCGCGTTTGGTCTGGGGAATACCTGGACTACACATTCTTTCCGTCCCCGTCCCCTGAATCTCCGTCAGAAATCCAGTCTGGGATTAACAGACTGGTAGGAATTGAGCCTTCCAGCCGCACAGACGAACTGTTTCTGCTGGAATTCCACGTCGATCTCGACATCGAGGGCTTTGAAGACGAGGACGAAGATGGAAATTTGACCGGAATCAAGCGTCCCTACGTCGTTACCGTCGAAGAAAACAGCGGAAAAATTGTTGGGGTTCGCAGGAACTGGGAAGAAGGCGACGAACTCAAGCAACGAATCGAATATTTCGTTCATTACGTGCTGGTCGAGGGCCCTGGAGCATACGGCTTGGGCTTTGTGCACCTGATTGGAGGCCTTTCCAAGGCTGCGACCTCGGCACTTCGTCAGCTTTTGGATGCAGGAACGCTTGCAAACCTGCCTGCAGGCTTCAAAGCCAAGGGTGCGCGGATCGCGGACGACGATAATCCCATCCAGCCGGGCGAGTGGAGGGACATTGACGCGGGCGGCGCGGAACTTTCGGCCTCTCTGCTGCCGCTTCCGTACAAAGAGCCCAGCCAGACGCTGTTCCAGGTGCTCGGATTTACGGTCGAGGCCGGCCAGCGCCTTGCCAGCATTGCTGACATGCAGGTGGGAGACGGGAATCAGCAGGCTGCGGTAGGAACTACGCTGGCGTTGCTGGAACGCGGCTCGATGGTGATGTCCGCTATCCACAAACGGCTGCACTATTCGCAGAAACTTGAGTTTGAGATGCTCGCGCGCGGGTTCGCGCGGTGTTTGCCAGACTCCTACCCCTATGACGTGCCGGGTGCAAGCCGCACCATCAAGCGTTACGACTTCAACAACATGGTCGCGGTGCTTCCAGTATCCGACCCGAACATCTTCTCGAGCGCCCAGCGTCTTACGCTGGCTCAGATGCAGCTTGAAATGGCGCAGAGCGCGCCGCAGATGCACAACCTGTACGAAGCTTACTATCGCGTCTACTCCGCGATGAACGTGCGGGACATCGATGGCATTCTGAGGCCCCAGAACACGCAGATGCCCAAGGATCCAGCCTCTGAAAACTCCTCTGTCATGGACTTGATGGAGCTAAAGGCGTTTGCAGGCCAGCACCATGATGCCCACATCATGGCGCACTTGCTGATGGGGATGTCTCCCCTCATCCAATCCATTCCTCAGGCGGCGATCATCTTGCAGAAGCACGTGTTTGATCACATTCGCTTGAAGGCGGAAGAGGATGCGGAGGCGGAACTCTTCCGCCAGTACGGGAAAGACCCTGAAAGACTTGTCTCCGACATCCAGAGAGAAGGCCTGGTTGCGACGCTTATCGCCAAGAACCTGCAAGAAGCCAAGGCCCTGCAGGAACAGTTGGCTGGTATGGGCCAGGCGCAGGCTCCGCAGCAGGACCCGGTGGTCATGCTGAAGGAAAAGGAGTTGGAACTCCGTGCGCAGCAGGATCAAGAGAAGATGCAGATCGAGCAGGCGAAGATGCAGCAGAATGCACAGATTCAGCAGCAGCGTATTCAGTCCCAAGAGAAGATTGCGCAGGCTCGCGTGGATGTCTCGCGCGAAAGAGCAGAAATGATGAACGAACAAATTCAAGGAGCACAGCAAAATGCCGCTCAAAAAGGGTCGCAGTAAAAAGGTCATTGGCGGCAACATTGGCGAGATGGTGCGGAAGTTCAAAAAGACCGGGAAGATTGGAACCAGTAGCCCAAGTGGCTTGAAGTCTGCTGTTTCGCAGGCCGCGGCGATTGCGTATTCAAAAGCGGGCAAAGCCAGGACCAAAAAAAGTATGGGCGGCGCAGTTAGGTCTGTTGTTCGCAGGGACGGAAGGACCCCGACCAAGATTTATTGAGTGATTTTTCTTGCCATGGTGCGGCATTCGCTGCACCATGGCGACGCCTTCAGACGTGGCCTAATTCGTCTGCTTTACATGGGAACTGCCATGCTTGAATTTGCAGAAAGTCTCCTCAAGGAGATACGAAAGCTACAGGCTGACACGGAAGCGTTTGTCCTTAACGGCAATATTGCCGACATGGAGCGTTATCGCTTCATGATGGGCCGTCTTGAAGGCTTAAAAATGGTTGATGCGATTACCAGAGATCTTCTGGCTAAGCGTAGCGACGATGATTTTTAACCGGAAGGAGGGCACTGATGACAACTGCATCTGAAGAAAAGCCGATGACGGCGCTTGAGCAGAAGTGGAAGGAAGCTGGCGAGGGCAAAAGCCCTGCGTTGGACGACGCTTATGACGCTGAAGGCAAGTTTCAGCCGGAAAAGCTTGGGACCGCGCTGCGAGATTTAGTTCCAACCCCGGTAGGCTGGCGAATTGCCATTCTTCCCTACCGTGGACCCGAAAAAACCAAAGGCGGAATTGTCCTGGCGGACGAAACGCAGCGTCGAACGCAGCTTGCTACGACGTGTGGTTACGTTTTGAAGCTAGGGGACCTCGCCTACAAGGATGAGTCCAAGTTTCCTTCCGGCCCGTGGTGCGCGGAAGGTGATTGGATCATTTTCGGGCGCTATGCGGGTTCTAGGATCAGCATTGACGGCGGAGAAATTCGTATCTTGAACGACGATGAAATCATCGGGCGTATTAACGACCCCGAAGATATTCTTCACATGTGAGGAGCATGCAAATGTCAGACGATGAAATGCAGTTTAACGTAGGGGAAGACGAATCCCCTGCCACGGTCACCTTGAACCCCACTGAGGGGAACAAGGTTGAGGCGGTTGTTGAGGAGGGCGAGCTTGACCAGTACAGCGATAAGGTTAAGCGGCGCATTGACAAGCTGACGGCTCGGTTGCGGGAGACCGAACGCCGTGAACAGGCGGCCTTGGAGTATGCCAAGGGCGCGCAGCAGCGTGCGCACGAGCTGGAGAGGCAGTATCAGCGCACGGATTACGCGCGGTTGAATGAGGCGAACACTCGCCTAGAGAGCCAGGCTTTGGCCCTGAAGCAGATTATCCGCAAGGCCCGTGAAGAGGGCGACGTGGATACTGAAACAGAGGCTCAGCAGCGCCTGACATCGATCATGTTCGAGAAACAACAGGTCGTTAACGTTGCAGCGCAGCGTGAAGCGTATCTGAACCAGCCGCAGCAGCAGGTCGCGCCGCAGCAGCAGGCACCGCGGCCCGCGCAGCGTCAGCCCGACCCTAAGGCGGAGGACTGGGCGGAGCGTAACCAGTGGTTTGGGCGGGACACGGTCCTGACCCACGCGGCATGGGGCGTTCACAAGGAGATGGTTCAAAAGGAAGGATTTGACCCCCAGTCAGATGACTACTATGATGAACTTGACAAACGCATGAGAGACCTTTTTCCACAAAAGTTTGAAAGTGCGTCAACTAATTCCAGGAGCTATCGGCCCGTGCAAACGGTAGCTCCTGCGGCCCGATCAATGGGCGCAGTACATGCACGCCGCACTGTCCGGTTGACTCCGAGTCAGGTTGCGATTGCCAAAAAGTTGGGTGTTCCGCTAGAGGAATACGCCAAGTACGTGAAGGAGTAGGAAATGTCCGACGCTTTTGATGTGCCAAAATTGAATCGCACCGCTCGCGAGACTCGCGAAGCGACTGCGCGCCGCAAGCCTTGGGCTCCCCCTTCCCGTCTTGATGCGCCGCCCGCTCCCGCCGGATACAAACACCGGTGGATTAGAGCAGAAGCCGGTGGTCAGGAAGACCGAATCAACATTGCTGGTAAGCTTCGAGAAGGCTACGAGCTTGTTCGTTCGGAAGAGTACCCTGACTTCACTGCCCCGTCAGTTGAAGACGGTCGTCACGCTGGGGTTCTCAGCGTTGGCGGGCTCCTTCTTGCTCGAATCCCTGAAGAATCCGTCGATGAACGCAGGGCATACTATTCTTCCCGCACCCACGACCAGCTTAAGGCTGTCGATAACGACCTTTTGAAGTCAAATTCGCATTCATCGATGCGGATTGACCGACCGTCGCGGCAGACCAAGGTATCTTTTGGGGGGCCGAAAGGCTCCAATCAGTAACATTTTTGAGGAATAGACAATGGCAAATGTCGATAAAGCATTTGGTCTGCGTCCGCTGGGTAATCTTTCTGCGACTGGCGCTCAGAAGCAGTACGGTTATGAAATTGCGGACAACCAGTCCGGTGCCATCTATCAGGGTGACCTTGTCACCATTGTTGATGGCTACATCGTGAAGTTCCTGCCCGCCACACATGCGGCGGCGCTTGGCGTTTTCAACGGCTGCAACTACATTGACCCGTCGTCGGGCAAGCCGACCTGGAAGAACTACTATCCGGGCAGCGTTAACATCACGTCGGGCAAAATCACTGCCGACGTTATGGATGACCCAACCCAGCTTTTCATCATTCAGGTGGATGGCGCGTTTACGCAGGCCAATATCGGCAAGAATGCTGATGTTATTGGCACTGGTGGTAGCACGACTAATGGCGTTTCCACGATGGAGCTTAATTCGGGCACCATCGCGGACACTGCGGCCCTCAACCTTAAGATTGTTGGTCTGTGGAATGTCCCGGGGAACGAGATTGGTACTAACGCAGTTGTCGTTGTGAAGATCAACGAGCACCTGTACGGTTCCACCGGCGTCAAGGCTGTGACCTAAGAGGTAATTACAAATGGCAATTTCACGCGCACAGCTTGTAAAAGAACTTGAGCCGGGTTTGAACGCCCTGTTCGGTCTTGAGTACAAGAACTACGAGAACGAACACACGGAAATCTACGACGTTGAGTCGTCCGACCGTGCGTTTGAAGAAGAAGTGATGGAAGCCGGCTTTGGCGAGGCTCCGGTGAAGAACGAAGGCGCTGGCGTCGCTTACGACCAAGCGCAGGAAGTCTACACCGCCCGCTACACGCACGAGACCATCGCCCTGGCGTTCAGCCTGACCGAAGAAGCGGTTGAGGACAACCTCTACGACCGCTTGTCGGCTCGCTACACCAAGGCGCTGGCCCGTTCCATGGCTACCACCAAGCAGATCAAGGCCGCTTCCGTGCTGAACGGTGCGTTCGACACCTCTCTGGGTGGTGACGGCAAGCCCCTCTGCGCGACGGACCACCCGACCCTGTCGGGACCGGACCTGCGCAACGAGCTGGAGACGGCGGCTGATCTTTCGGAAACTTCCCTTGAGCAGGCGCTCATTGACATCGCGGCGTTCACTGACGAACGCGGTCTCAAGATTGCCGTTCAGGGCCTGAAGCTGCTTATTCCGAAGGAACTTCAGTTCACGGCGGATCGTATCATGA